GACCTGGCCATGGTTAACCTCTCACTCTGAACTGAGCCTGGAAGATGGCGTCGACTTCCCAGAGGACGCCCGATGATTCGATGGGTAGCGCTGATGCGTCGACCTGTGTGAGGAAGCACCACTGCACGGTGCCGCCCAGCGTCGTGTCGCCCGTGATCGCGTCGCGCACGTAGTCGCCCACCCTGTTAGCGAGCGCGAACGCGGCGTCCATGGCGTCCTTCGCGGCAGCGTCGCGCTCTCCTGTGCGGAAGGCCGAGAACGTCATGCCGACCGAGATCGTCTCGTCACGCCCGCGGTTGGTGGTGACGGGCACCTGCGTGGACTGAATCTCGCCCATCGTGATCAGGTCAGGTGCATACGAGATCGGCATCGACAGGCGCCCCGCAGCCGTTTGCACACCATCCGTCGCGTTCGACGCCGCCTCTGCGAACTGCTCGGCCAGTTCGAACAGCTTGTTGTAGTACGCGCCCGCGATCGTCGACGGGGTGCTCATGCTTGACCCGACACGTTCGCGATGCCCTGCAGCAACTCCCACGCACGCCGGGGGATCGCATACCCGTAAGGTGTCACGACCGTCTCGTCCGTGGTGGACGACTCACGCGAACCCTGCCGGCCGATCTGCCACATGTGCGTCACGATCTCAAGACACGCCTGGCGTGCCTGCGGCGGGATGTGTGTCGTCCCCGCGGTGTACGCCACGACGAGGTTCAGGTCGCCCTCGGTGAACGAGTCCGAGATGATGATCCCCGCCATCGTGTCGACCTTGTAGTCGGCCTTAGGTAGCAGCACGTCGTCGACGGTCACCGACTCCACGGTGATGCCAGAGACCGGGAGCACCAGGTTGCGGCGATCGAATCGACCCGACGCGGTGTACGTGCGCGCCTTCGGCAGCAAGGCACCCGTGATCGTCTCGACCACCTCGGTCGCCGAGGCGATGTAGAGCGACAAGGTTTCGAACCAGTCGCCCAAGTTCTTTGCCGACGTCGGGCCCGCCGCCGACAGACGCTTGATCACGTCAGACGTGGATACCAGGTAGCGGGGATTGACCGGCCACACGTCGACGATGTCCGTGAACACCGCGCCGCCCGCGAGCGTCCACGTCAGGTAGTGCACACCCGACTGGGTCGCATCGAACTCTGCGCTCTGTACCTCGGCAGTCACGGACACGGTGGGAGCCGGAGAGAGCGGCGTGCCGTCCGGTCGCGTGACTGCAAGCGTTGCGGCGGTCGTCCCCCCGCTCCGCCACTCAACAGGGACCCTCGCCCCCACCGTGTTCATGACTCGTGCCATGGCTGCTTAGGCCTTGCCCTTCTTCTTCCACGCCGCGATCGACGAGTCGACCTGAGCGACCCGATCGGTCAAACCGCGCTGCTGGTAGCCGCGGCGCTCGATCTGCAGGGCCGCGATCATCCGGGCGGCCTCGGTGTCCTGGGGACCCTTCGCTGCCTCCGCGCGCTTTTCCGCTGCGCGTTGTACATCTGCGGGAACCTCCGGCATTGCCTTCTCCTGGGGAGCGTCGGTGTCGCCCTCAGGCGTGGTGTCGCCCTCAGGCGTGGTGTCGCCCTCAGGCGTGGTGTCGCCCTCAGGCGTGGTGTCGCCCTCAGGCGTGGTGTCGCCCTCGACGATGTCGAGAGTCTGAGCCGGTTCGGGCTTGGTGGGCGGTTTGATCGTCATGCTGTCTCCTAGGTAGGTGGTGCGGTGGGGCGTTTCGTGGGGGGTGACTAGCCGAAGGTGGGGCCGCGAGCGTGCGCGGCCCCACCTCACTGGCTAGAAGGTGGGCGTGACGAGGCCCGTGCCGCCGATCTTGCGGATCGCTGCGGGGTAGCGCTCGAACGAGAACGCGAAGAAGCTGTAGACCACGAGGTCAACACCGAGCTTCTTGGCATTCGTCTGGTCGGCGTAGATGAACATCGGCGCCGCCGGGTCCTCCCACAGGTGGCACTCGGACTGCGGGACGACGAAGATCTCGTCTTCGTTCGTGCCCACGCCCTTGTTCGTCGCGATGTTTGCGTCGACGACAACGGGCGTGCCGTTGGGCAGGAGCCCACGGAACCCGCTGCCATAGGCCTCGCCGTGGTTGACTCCCGCGTTCTGCGTGGAGATCCCCGGCTGGCCGAGGAAAGGCCATGAGGTCGTGAGTGCTGCGGACTCCCAAGCCCAACGCCTCGGGTGCATGACCGCGAAGGCGTCGTTCTTGTACTTGTTCAACAGCGCTACCTCGATCGCCGAGAGACCCTCGAGGACCTTGGGATAGAGCTCCTGCGCCGTTGGCGTGGCGTCCGTGTAGGCGCCGGCCGAGGCAAACGCGGAGAGCCCGACGACGGCCGTGTTCAAGATTTGGCCGTCGAGGTCCGTCGCGTGAGCGTCGAACAGGTCCTCCATCGTGATGTCGAGCGCGCCCATGCCGCGAGCGATAGCCTGACGAGACACGGTCTGAGAACCAGCTGCCGTGCGAACGGGGATCGTCAGGAGCGTGTCGTCGAAGTCCGTCTCGGAGACGGTCGCGTTCTCAGATGCCTGAGTGGCCGACGTGGTACCCGTCGTGGCACGACCGATATTGACGGTCATGCCGATCTCGGGCAGGTCGTGGTGGCGCATCGCGTCTGCGAACGGACGGCCCGCGCGTGCCATGCCCGCGAAGAGATCCGTCAAGTACTGCGGAACGACAACGCCTGCGTAGTTCGCCGACGACGTGGCGCGCTCGACGAACTTGTCGCCGCGCTCCGCGTACTCCTCGACCGTGTGACGCTCGAGGCGCTGACGGGAATCAAGGTCCCCGTGGACTTGCGCACGCAGAACGTCAGCGATGAAATGCTGCCCGTTCTTGTCGTTGCCTGCGCTGTAGGTGCGAGCCTCCGAGACGACCTGAACGCGCTCCGTGCCAGCACCTGCCGGCACGCGTGCCCCGGTCGGCTGGTGACGCGTAGCGAGGTCATCCGCGAGGTCATCGCGGGCGATCTCCAGTTCGAGGCCGCGAACGTCGGCGTCGAGGGTGTTGATCTCAACGTCAGCGGCGCGCTTGGTCTCGAGGAGGCCAGTCACGGCCTCCGGGTCGACGGTGTCCTTGCCGCGCATCTCGTCGAGCTGGGCGGCGATGTCGTTGCGAGCCGTGAGCTTGGTCACGAGCTCCGCCCGCTTGGCAGCGAGCAGTTCCTTGGGCTTCATGTGGTGTCTCCTGGTGTGTGGTGAATGGGTGTTGTTGATTCCCAGCCAGACGCCAGGCCTCAGGCGAACGCGAGGCGCGGATTCGTGCGGTCCTACGGGATGGTGCTGCGCTCTAGAAGCGCGGGCGTGTGTCCTCGATCGAGATGAGGTCAGCGCCACGGATGAGTGCCGGCGCTGCGCTGTCGCGTGCCGACGAGAGGGTCATGCCCTGGGTGTGCGGGTTCGCCCCGTAGCCGACGATCGCCACGTCGCCGCGGTCGATGTCGACCTCGACGATGCGGAACTGCGTGAAGTCGTCCGACCACCAGCCCTCCACGATGCGGAACTTGAACGACATCTCGTCGATCAGGCGCTGCTCGATCTTGGGCTGGATGTAGAGCACGTCGGCGTCGTTGGGGTAGAGGTCCGCGTCGACGAAGAGGCCGCGTGTGTCCTCGCTCAGACGCAGCGTCCCGTTGGTGGTGCGAGCGATGCGGCGCAACGAGTCGTGCTGCAGACACAAGGGCACGTCGAGGTTCAGCTTCTTGAGCGTCTTGGTGAACGCTCCCGACTCGACGGTCTCCTCGTAAGGGCCGTACCAGTCGTACATCTCGTACGGCGTGTCCGTCACCGAGGCGTAGCCCTGGAAGTTGAGCATGCCCGCCTTGTCGCCCTCGGCCCGGAGCGTGAAGGTGGGCTCCAACATGCGGGCGTAGACCCGGGGATAGTCGTCGCCGTCAACTCCGTTCGAACGCTTCGACGGCCGGTCGGCCTTGGCGCGGACCTGCTGCGAACGCGTGAGCGCCGCAGCCCGCATGAGCTCGGGATCCATGGGTCCTCCTAGACCAGTGACAAAGCGGGGTCGGGCTTGGACGAACCGAGCGCGGCATCATCCGCGATCTCGGCCTTCTGTGCCGCGGTGAGCGG